ATAGGATTTCATTCACCATGCGGTACATGGAGTAGATAGGAACGCGCGCGCACGCGCGCGCGTGCTTTGGAAGAAACAAAAAAAGAGCGGATCGTCCTGCGACGACCCGCCCGATCTGCAAAAGTGAAATGGCGCTGTTTTCGGATTTCATTTTTGAGGAAAAGAAAAAGCCGGGTGAACTAACACCCAGCCTTTCTTGCATCTTCTCTTGGGAAGATACATCCGAACACGCCGTTCACGAAGATGAAATACGGTTCGGATTTGATTGAAAATGGTGGAGCATTTGTGATGAAATCCGAAACTTCTGCGTTCGGCGCAGCGTCCAGGGCGGCGGCAACGTCGATATATGACACCTGTTTTCCGCCTTTGATGTTGTAGAAGATAATCACGCGGTCATCGTAGAGATAGACCGAATTGATAAAAACGTCGATGATGTTGCGCCGAAATTCTGGATCGAACAGATCGCCGGTGCAGAACTTTTTCAGCCAGGCGCGCACTTCTTCTTCCGTGAAACGGATGTCATGCGCAATGCGCAGCTTTACCAGGTCGCTTTCCATGGCCGCCTTTTGCGCTTCGAGGGATTCCATTCTCTCGTAGATACGTTTATGGGCAACCTTCGGTGCTTCAACCAGCGCGTCAACGAGTTTGTTCAATTCATGGTCGAGCTGCCGGATAGACTTCTCGCACTCGTCTATCTTACTGCCTGCAAATTCCTTGTCATATTCCGCCACGACGGCCTTTGCAATCTGCTTGATGCGCGGAGGCGTGAGAACATATTGCAAGGTCTGTTCAACAACGTACCATTCGATAAAATCCTTCTTTTCGTTCTTTTTGCGGCAGGAATGGCGCTTTTTACGGTTTGCGCAGGAGTAATAATAATAAACGCTTCCGTTATTTCCTCTCCCACATTCGCCGACCATATGCGCGCCACAATTCCCACAGAAAGCCTTTCCTTGCAACAGATATTCGACTTCGGCCTTATTGGCAGCGGGCGCGTGTGCATTCGCCTTGACAACGACTTGCGCCCTATCGAACAATTCTTTATCTATCATCTGTTCCGCGAGGCCGGGAACAACTTCGCCGTTATACTTATACTGGCCAATATAGGTCGTGTTCGTCAATGCGCGCGAAAAAGTGTTGTACGTCAGCGCGCCACCGCGAGAACCGCGAACGCCGCGCCGCGTCAGCTCGTCAATAATCTCCTTCATCGGTACGCCCGAGGCGTACTGTTCGAACAAGTAGCGGATAACGGGTGCATTCTTTTCATCGACGAGCAATTTCCCGTCTGACAACTTATAGCCATACGGAATCGGCCCGCCGCAGTATTTGCCTTTTGCGATGCTCTCGCGCTGGCCGCGCTTGATTTTCTTCTTGAGATCGAGCGAATAATACTCGGCAGAGGCTTCCAGAAGGGCTTCCAAGAGGATTGATTCGTCCCCCTCCCCTACATTCTCCATTGCAGAGATCACGCGGATGCCATACTGTTTCAGTTTGTGCTTATAGAGCGCCGAATCATAGCGATTACGGGCGAAGCGATCCAGTTTCCAAACAATGATACGGTCAAACTGCTTCTTGGGCGCATCGGCAATCATGCGCTGGAAATCCGGGCGCTCATCCGTAGTGCCAGAGGTGGCGCGGTCGATATACTCGCCCACGACGTTTATGTCATACCGCTTGGCATACTCATAACAATCCCGAAGCTGTCCTTCGATGGATTGTTCCGTCTGGCTATGAGACGAATAGCGGGCATAAATCACTGCGTTCATAAAGTTTTCCTTTCGGGGCTTTACAACGCCGCGCAGCATATGCTATACTGGCAACGGAAAGCGTTTGGTGGTGCTTTCGCTTTCTAAATGTTTCCGTCTCGGCGCAAGCTGAGGCGGTTTTTATTTGACGAATTTTATGTACCATGCTGGACGATGGCCTGTTCCTTTTGTTCCGTTTTCGGCATATCCCACAGGATAACCTTTTTCTTTCAAACTGCCTGCCTCTGCTTCACTGAAAAAATACAGTCCACCACCGCTTGCAGTTTTATCGACATACTCAATTCCTTCTTCGTCAAAATGTCGTATCAGTTCGCGGCAGAGAACCTTTGTCATGGGTGCAATCATGGTTTCCTCCTTGCTTTCTGTAACGGGTAATATCTGCGGTACTGCTTTCTCTTGCTGTTGGCAATACCTTGTTGCCGCCGCATCCGACAAAGATACGAAATAAAGACTTCCTTGCTTGGCCTCAATAACATCATGGACTTTTACAAGCCCGTGGTAACATGCCTGCACTTCCGGCGCGGTAAATCCATCAAAGGACGATTTAAGTAAAATGCTCCTCTGGATGCTCCCGCAACTCGCTATCTTATTCAAGATCAGACTGTTCAACTTGATTTTGCGCAGACATTCAGGACGCATGGATTCGATATGCTTTGTCAGATTCGCGTCTATCTGCTGTCTTACGGAAGAATTGCTGGGTAAAGTGCTATTCCAGAAAACATATTCCCCCGTTTCACCAAGCAATTCAGTGACACATTTTTTTGCTTCATCCCACAGTTTGACAGATTTCCATATGCCATAATTATCATCATAGCACTTTCTTGTCCAGTCAAAGTAAGCATCATATGCCTTTAGAAAAGTCGCCTTGGATGAATACGCTTTTTCGATATTATTAAAATTGTGCTGAACTACCAAGGAATGAGCCTCTTCCATTTTGAGAAGATACTCGTCTGCTTTTGAAGCCCATTTCCTTTCAGCCAGCATCTCTGCATTGTCGCGTATTAAATCTATATCATCCTCATAGCAATACCTTTCGTTTGCATTTGCAAAGCCCTTTATCCCTTCGTAGCTCGTTAAAAGCTGGAAATAGCACTCTTTTGCACGCTTGAGATTCTCTGTTTCAGAACCAGCGTTGGTAAGTTTCCAGCTCAACTTATGATGCTCGTCCAATGCCTTTTTTCGAGGTGTGCCCACGGCGATTCGATATATGCCATTGACCAATAGCAAAATCGAAACAATGATAACGCCATAAAGAAAAGCAACCATTCAAACAGTCACCTTCTTTCAAAATCGACGTAAATCACATTGCCTTGCCGTTGGGCACTTCTTTTTGCAAGGCTGGATTTCCAGCGAAAGTGCGAACAGTATTCAGAACAAGGGTTTGCCCTTCTTTTGTCAGACTTCTATACAGACCTAAAAGTTCTGCTTCGCTGCTCGACAAGGAAACATCTGGCTTAATCGGAGACACCCCGTAAACCTGATCGAGTGATACACCAAGGAATGAACAAAGCTCTGCTAAATTCTCTATATCTATCGAGTTCGTCCCTTTAATCCAATTCGATACCGAGCCTTGAGATACGCCCATGTGCTCAGCAATATCGACCTGCCGGATTCCTTTTAGAGCACATACCTTCTTTATGTTCTCTCCAATAACTTTTCTAATCTCTCCCAATGGAAATCCCTCCGTTTCTCAGCCATTATATCACTGCTGCTTAAAAACTTCAACACAAAAATTCGGAAAAACTGAATTTTTATATTGACAAGTTCAGCGTTGCCGATGTATAATAAGCATGAACTTCAGCGATGCCGAAGTATTTTCCAATAAGGAGGGAACACGGTGGTATATGAGCGTATAAATGCCGCCATCGAAAAAAGCGGCATCAAGCAAAAAGTAATCGCAGAACGCATTGGCATAAGCGAACAGGCTTTGAGCGCCATGCTTGCTGGACGGCGCAAAATCAGCGTTGATGAGTTCTTCGGTCTTTGCGTCGTCCTGAACGAAACCCCGAATAATCTGTACGGTTTTCCGGCGCAGGATGCAAAGGCGGTGTAATCATGCCGAAGCAGGAGAAGTACATACAGGTCGGCGTGACAGCCCTACGCGATCCTGCAACCGGGGAGTTTCTTCCCGCCGTCCCACTGTACATCAAGGCGGAGGACGGCGCGGAGGAAGCGGAAGAAAAGCTAATTGAGGACATCGGAAAGCTGATGGCCGAACGCATTCGGCGATACAAGGCTGCGTGCAAGGCTGCCAATGTTTCGATTTAAGGAAGAAGGTGTTCCAAGAATGGCCTTGCGCATGACCGAGGAAGAATTTGCAGCCTTTCAAGCGCGAAACAGGCGGCACAGCACCTTTTCCGCCGAGCAGAAGGAAATACCCACAAAGCGCTCCAAGTATGGCAACCGGCGCGTAGAGGTTGACGGTATCAAATTCGACAGCCAGCACGAAGCGACAATTTATCAGGAATTGATGCTTCGAGTACGGGCGGGCGAACTGAAAGCCGTACTGCGGCAGGTGTCCTTCGATCTTCCGGGCGGCATTCGATATGTTGCGGACTTCGTGACCATTGCGCCGGATATGCACGTCGAGGGCGTTTACGACGCGAAAAGCCCTGGCACCAAGGCCAATCGGGTGTACATCAACAAGAGGAAGCAGATGAAAGCCTGCTGGGGCATTGAGATACGGGAGGTGTAGCATGACAAAGCTGTTTATTGTGGATTCGCCGGAACAGCTGCGGGAGATTGCCCAATTTATCAAGGCAGGCAGCATATCCAGCGTTGCGGCGGTATGGAGCGCCACCAGAAGGAAGCAGGGTGGGTCATGTTCCTGGGATGGAAGGATCATGGTTTCCTTCTATACCAGCGGGAAAAGCCGAAATGCGGTTGTATTTCGTATTCCCGCTGCGGAGGAAACAGAGGAAATGGCTACTCTGAAATACACACCCGCGCTGGCATGGTGCTACGAGCACTTGCAGGAGGTGCGGCGATAAGGCTTTGAATGCAATGCCGGTATTTACCGGCCAGCATACGGGCGTAGCTCATGGTAGAGCGGCAGCAGGTGGGCGGCAACAAGGATGGATAAGAGCGCGCCGCCGCCCCATCAAGACAGCAGGATGCAGTTCAAATCTGCACGCCCGTTCCATCCGCCATATGGCGGATTATGGGGTCGCTCCCCTCCGACAATCGGACGGATTACAGACCGATAGCAACTGTGACACGACGGAGAGTGACGCCGACCAGCCCATAGCGAGAGGGCGGGAGCCAGCCCCAAACGCACTTCGAGAGGCGGAATTGCTGGCACAACATGGAGCGGCATACTGGCGGGCGCGGTATTCCTCATTATGCGGAGGACGCGCCGCAGGTTCGATTCCTGCCCGCTTCGCCAATGCTCCGGAGGCCCTGGATGGATGGCGCGACGGTTCGCCAAGCCTGTGTGAAGCGGGGTTCGATTCCCCAAGCCCGATGGTTCGACTCCTGACGGCGCGAGGTGCAAAACCGCAGGTTGTTCATTCAGAAATACGGATGGGTTTTAGGATGGCCTGAACGAAGCCCCCCAAGCTGCACGGCGTCGATTGCGGTTGTGGCGGTCAATCAAGAGGCAGTTTTCTCCGCCCCACGCCCGGAAAGGCGAGAAATTACAAGAAACGGAGGTGAGAAACAGGTGAGCGGGAAAATGAAGGTGCGGGAATTTGGCATTGAAGATGTGCGGATTCTTCCGCCCGGAGAGGGACGATGCCCGGTATGTGCTGCAACGCACGCGCCGGAGCTTCCCCACAACAAGGATAGCCTGTATTACCAGATGCGGTTCCGGCAGCAGCACGGGCGCTTTCCGACGTGGAAAGACGCGGCAGCGCATTGTTCGCCCGAGGTGAAGCGATTTTTCGCGGACGAATACGCCAAGCGCGGAATCAGCATCGACGTTGGACTGGACGACGGCTCGTGAATGATGACTGGATTCCATGCGGCGAAAAACAGCCGGTGGAGGCTGACGGCGATAAAAACGGGAAAATCTTCGTCTGGCATGCATTTCAAGGCGTGATGCTCACGCACTGGGATCGGCTGATGGAGAACCGCTTTCACGCTTACTGGATGCCGATTCTCCCGGCAACGAAAGACAAGTGGATTCTACGGGGAACGCGCCTGCCTACTGCGGCAGATGCGGACGCCTGCGGATGCGTGCTTGTATGGGATTGCCACGAGGGAAACCGCATTACAGGATGGCACCAACCGGCAAGCGACGGCGGCATAACGGCCTGGCAGAGATTGCCCGGCCCGCCGAGCGACTACCAATCGCTGATGAAGATGCAATGAAAAATGGCTGTATCTGCTCGCAACAGATACAGCCGGTGGGAATATCACTCACCGCTCGGATTGCATCAATTCCCGTCGCTATTTTACCACAAAAATCAAGTGTTTGCAAGCCTTCGCGGACACTGGAAGGGAAATAGCGTATGAACGAGATTGCGAATACACAGCAAGCAGGCCTTACCCCCATTGCTGTGCTGGCGGAGGAAGCGCGGATTTACAGCGAGAGCATGGCAATGAACATGCTGAATCTGGGCCGCGTGTTCACGGAAGCCAAAAAGCAGGTCGCGCATGGCGAATGGGGCGATTGGGTGCAGCGTTACAGCGGCATGAGCGCCCGTAGCGCCCAGCAGCTTATGGCGATCTATTCCCGGTTTGGTGATAAGCCCGCTTTCGCGGGCGTGGAAAAAAGCAAGATGTATAAGATGCTCGCGCTGCCGGAGGGCACGGAAGAAGCGTTTGCGGAGAAAAACGACCTCTCTGCCATGACGAGCCGCGAGGTCGAAGAAGCTGTCAAGCGCGTGCGGGAGCAGGCCAACGAGGAAATCAGGCGCGAACGTGCGGCCCGAAAGGCCGCTGAGGAACGCGCCGAGGAACTTTCTACCCGTCCCCCGGAAGTGCCCGAGGAAGTCAGCGCAGCGCTGAAATCCAAGGACGCTATGATCGAGCAGCAGAAGCAGGAGCTTGAGCGTATCGCCGCTACCGGCAGGGACAGCGTTGCCGAGGCGAACCGGCTGCGCAACGACAATAACCGGCTGCGGCGAGAGCTTAACGAGAATGCGGAGCTGCTGGAGGAAACCCAGCAGGAGTGCAACCGCGCCCAGGCGGAGTTGTTGAATTTGCAGAGCACCGTCGCCAAGGGCGATGCAGAGCGCACACCCTGCGACGAACTGACCGCCGACACTTTTGCAGCCGCCGTTCGGCAGTTTATCGGCACCTGTGCCCGAATGCCCCACATGGGCCGCACGTTTGGCATGATGCGTCCCGAGGAATACCACGTTTACGACGAGCTTTTACGGACGGTTGAAGGATGGGCCAAGGACGCGCGCAAGGCGCTTGACACCATCGGCTATGAGGAGGTTGAGATTTCATGACGAACCCCACTGAAAATATCGATCTCGCCATTCTTACGCCGGAGCAGGCGCGGGCGCTTCCTGCACTGATCCAGCAGATGATGGGGCCTATCGTGGAAACCATGAGCAAACTGCTTGAGCACAATGCAGAATCCCTTGAACGGCTTGCAGGCGCGCAGAAGGTGCAGAATGATCGGCTGGAAGCATTGGAGCGGCAAATCCGGCTGAACACGCCGGTTACGCCCCAGCAGGTGCGCTATATGAATGACGCTATTCGCGCCAGGGCGCGAGAACTGCTTTTTAAGCGCGAAGTTGAGGATGCGCGGTCGATCAAGAAACTCGGAAACTTCATCCGAAAGGACGTGCTTGCCCGTTATGGCATTGGCGCTCTGCATGAGATTCCCAAGCACGAGTATACGGTGACAATGATGCAGATCGGCATGTGGAGCGATGCGCTGCGGATTCTCGACTGCGTAAAGGAGGCGCGTGCGCGTGCAGAAAAAGAGTGTGATCCTGCTGAATCGACTGCGGGTGCGCCTTGTTGAGCTACACGCGCCCGCCTGGATTATCAATAGAATCAGCGCCTATGTGGTGCGTAATTGGAGAGACGAAGCATGAATTTCAACGAGTATCAGAAACTTGCTCAGAGAACGAGCAATTCGAAAACGCCGACTGGAAAGCTCGAAAACGGCTGTTTGGGTTTGGCTGGTGAAAGCGGCGAATGCTGCGATCTGCTGAAAAAATTCTTCTTTCAAGGGCATGAGCTGGACAAGGCAAAAATGCTCGACGAGCTGGGCGACGTGCTGTGGTATATCGGCGAAACTGCCGCTGGAATCGGCGTGACGCTCGAAGAAGTAGCCATTCACAATATCGAAAAGCTGAAAACCCGCTACCCCGATGGTTTTTCGGCGGAACGCAGCCTGCACCGGCCGGAGTACGAGAACGGCTGATTCAGCATCCGAAGGGAGCGCACCATGAGCAAGGTGAATTTCATAAGCGAATTCAACCTGTTCATGCGATACGCACGGAATAACAACCTTTCCCTGCGCGAACGTATGCTTTGGATCGCTCTGTTCTATATCGCCAACGACCGTGCGACGTATAACGAGCAGACCCAAGAATACGACTGGCCTGATGGGTTTATTCCCGTATCAAATGGCGAGTTGAATTTGTATTGCTGCCTTGACAAGAGAGGGATTGACACGCTCCGCAACAGCCTAAAGCAACGAGGGCTGATTGACTTCACACCTGGTTTGAAGAACAAAAAGAACCCAACCTATCGGCTGTGCTATCTGAGCGTGAATGTTGGGTACAAAAATGTTCCCAACGATGTACCCAACAATGACACCAACAGTGTACCTAACACTGTACCCAACACTGTACCCAACGATGCACCTAACCCGCCCCCATTACCTAAATATAAACCATCCCCGGATGAAAACGAACTCCAGAACAGGGGAAAAGGGCATCGTGAGAATAGAAATGGCGGAGGGCGGGCCTCTGCCGTCGCGGATGTTGGCTTCGTCGATCTGGACGACGAGGACATGAGCAGCAGCGAATTTGTGCCGCTCCCCTGGGAGGCGAGGGCACAATGACCAAGCAGGAGGTGAATAAGCTGCTGGCTCTGATGAAAGCCAATTACAGCTACGCTTTCAAGAACATGAGCCAGCAGGATAAGCATCTGCTACTGAACACTTGGGCGTTTACACTGCAAGACCTGAACGCAGATGTGGTGATGATCGCTGCAATGCAGCTCATTTCCACCTCGAAGTGGCTGCCGACCGTGGCCGATATTCGGGAAAAATGCAAGGAGCTACACTACTCTGCGAGCTTTGGCAGGGAAGACGCGATGCAATGGGCAATCGACGAAGGGCTGGCGACACAAGAGCAGATCACAGCTTTTCAGCGCAGAGAACAGACGCGGCAATACATCGCCAATGCGACGAACCATCTGCGCGGGGACACGGATAAAAGCGCCGAGTTGACGCTGGACAACATTCTTGGCAACCCGGCTTTCCGTGGGCTGGGCGCTGGGCAATCTGGCTTCGCCATGCTGGGCGAAGCGCAGCTTGAACTATCGGGCAACGACGGGAGGGATACGTTTGAACAAGGTGTTTCTGATCGGCAATCTGGCCGAGGAACCGAAGACCTCCATGACGACGGGAGGCGCGACGAAGTGTAGCTTCCGGCTGGCAGTGCAGCGGCGATTCACGAATCAGCAGACCGGGCAGCGCGAAGCAGACTTTATCCCCATTGTCGCATGGAGGCAGACTGGCGAACTGTGCGCCAAGTATCTGACGAAGGGCCGCAAATGCGCCGTCTGCGGGAGCATCCAGACGCGAAGCTATGACGCCAAGGACGGCGGCAAGCGCTATGTGACCGAGATTATCGCCGATGAAGTGCAGTTTCTTGGCAGTCCTGCCCGCCAGCAGGGCGGCCAGGCCGCGCAAGGCGAAACGCCTGACGGCTTTACCGCTGTCGAAGATGACGAATTGCCATTCTGACGGAGGTGTGATGGCATGGTGGAGATATTGAGCCGCAAAGAGCGCAAAGCGCGCAAGGCTCGACGCTGCGATATTTGCAATGGTGAAATTGCGCCCGGCGAAAGCTATATTCACAGCGTGCAGGCAGATGGCGGCAGAATCAGCGATTGGAATGAGCACATCCACTGCGAAGCGCTTGCAGAGCGCTATTGCATGGCCGTTGGTGAAAATGAGTACGACGCGGACGATGTGGAATGGTGGGCGCAGGAAGAAATCTGTTCCGAATGCGATAAGCGCGATGACGCTTGCGAGTACACGGCGTTGACCTGCCCACTCGTTCTGGAAGGGCTTCTTCCGCCGACGCTTCTGACCAACGAGGACGTGCGTAGACACCTTGAAGCGAAAGGGGCGAAAGCATGATGTCGGGAAGCCGGATTCCGTATAAGAACCCGGAAGGATATGCCGACCCAACTGCACATGCAGCCATGAGTACAGTGCAGAAGGAGCAGGATGCCGCCGATCTGCGCGTACAGAATTTCATCCGCGCCGTCAAAACCATCATCGACCAGAGCGGCTATGACCTGCTTGCACGGATAGAGATACGCGACCGGGCGACTGGCCGGGATTACCGATGACGGCCAGCCCAAGAGAGGCTTGAAGATGAAAAAGAACCTTCCAAGCTCCGATGCTCTGCTAGTTGCGATCCGCGCTAAATGCCTGGATTGCAGCGGCAACGCGCGGAAACTGGTGGAGCGGTGCAATATTGCCGATTGCCCGCTCTACCCTTACCGCTCGATACAAGCTGTTGGAGAGAAGCAGGAACAGCAGATGAAAATCGACGGGCAGATCGACTTGTTTGATGTTCTGAACGACATGAAGGGAGCCTGAACCATGGATAAAACTAAGATTGATTGGGCCGATGCAAGCTGGAACCCCGTAACGGGCTGCCTGCACGGCTGCGCGTACTGCTACGCGCGGAAGATCGCAGAGCGGTTTAGGGGGTGCTGCCTTGACCTTGTAGGCGATTCGTTTGTTGTGCGTGATGGTTGCGGCAAAGGGCCGATTTATGAGCTGAACAATCCTGTTTCCAAAGTCGATGGAATTGATCCGGTTCTGGGGAGCAAGGTAAGCAAAGCCCCCTATCCTTTCAGCTTTTCTCCGACTTTTCATCGCTACCGGCTGGATATTCCGGCCCACTGGACAAAGCCCCGCACCATCTTTGTATGCTCAATGGCTGATTTGTTCGGCGATTGGGTGCCGGGCGAGTGGATTGAGCAGGTGTTCGAGGCTTGCGAGGCAGCGCCTCAACACAAGTACCTGTTTCTGACGAAGAACGGGAAACGGTACCTTGAACTGGCGAGAAAAGGCATCATGCCGGACGCGGATAATTTCTGGTACGGATGCAGCGTAACACGCCCGGATGCTCCATTCTTTTTCAGCGACAAATACAAGACCTTCGCAAGTATTGAACCGATCCTGGAACCCTTTGATTGGGTGCCGGGGCTAAAACACATTGAATTGCCGGATTGGATTATCGTTGGTGCAGAAACCGGCAATCGAAAAAACAAAGTAAGGCCGGGAAAGGATTGGCTGGGCGGGATTGTCAATGGATGCGCGGAGCACAATATCCCGCTATTCATGAAAGAAAGCCTGCGTAGCCTGATGGGCAGCGACTTCCGACAGGAATTCCCTTGGGAGGGCTGACGGATGGAATTGCAGCAGAAAAGCAATGTCTATGCCGAGTGGCATCATCTTTGTGCTGAGTTACAGACGCTAATCGGGTGCGAGGACGCGAACGCCATTATCGGCATGGTAGAGCCGGAGGCCAATACATACCAGATCGACACAGCCTGCGCGCGGATGATATGCGTTATAAAGCTGGCGCAAGCAGGTGTACTTTCGAAGCAACTGATCTGTATGGTGACAGAACGAATGGAATGCGCCGCTTGCGAATTGGCAATGCGTTCCGGGCTGATATAAGGAGGAATACATGGGAGATGAAATTGTGATTGACAAATCCTTGCGCACAGCTACGGCAGAGCGCTTCGGCGATCTTATCGTAGTGCGCATGACGGGCGGTGGCGACTGCCTGTGGTTGAATATGTACCTTGACAAAACGACAGGACAGATGGTATGCGACAGCGATATTGGCAGTTATGCCTATCACTGGGGACGGCATACCAGCAAATTCCAGAGCTGGACGGATTTCTGCTGCCAATGGCTGTCCAACAGCGAGTGGCTACTGCGCAAGTGCTGCGGAGAGAAACATACGGAAAGGGCTTTTTCCGCAGGCGATAGCGCAGCCGCGCTGCGAGAAATGTACAAAGAGGCGAATGGCGAAGAATGCGACATGGACGATTTGGACGATGCAATCGATGTTGCTTATGCCTATGACAACGCGCGCAGTTGGAGTGCTGCATTGTGTGTAGCGGCAGACGAAAGAAACGTAGAATTGCCGGAGGAATGGTGGTGTTGTATGCGCGAGGACTACACAGCTTGGCAAAAGCGGTTCGCGGAAATCTGCCGAGAGGTGATCGTTCCGGCGATTCGATCAATGGAACCCGGGGAGGCGCGCAATGATGGCTGACAATGGTATCGTGTCGAGTTGCCCATATTGCACGCCCGGATTCAACGTGAAACTTGCGCAGAGAGCACCGGACGAAAGCGGCATTGAACTTACGTTGATCGGGATGCTCAAAAACACGTTGCAGGCAAGCGTAGTCGCTGATGATGGTATTGCCCGCGTGAAGGAGTATTTTCAGATCCATTTCTGCCCCATGTGCGGAAGAAAGGTCGGGCTATGAATCAGTGGAATATGGCTATACGCCTGATGAACTGCTTCCCCGGTAGCTTCATCAACCATAATGGAGAATTCATTGCGCACTTGAAGTCCAATACCTATTTATGCCTTGCCGACTGTGAAAGCGAACAGGACATTATGTGCAAGGTATTGGAATGGCTCTCGCGTGCCGCCAGCAAGGGAGAGCCGTACAGAAGCAATAAAGCCAACCAGAGATTCCAGCAGTTCATGCAGGATGGGATCAACCAATATCTCGGAACAACCTTTTCCCATAATGATTTTGATGAGATATATACCTACCTTGGAAACTGCTGCAATCATCAAAAAACATTGCGATTCCTTGAATCTGGATTTGATATGGCTCTGTTGCCAACAAGGGAGGTTGTATAGTAATGATCCACGTTGGAACCAGCATAGCGGGCCTTGAGGCGTTGAGCGACTACCGCCTGGGAAAACTGGCTCCCTGTATCAAGGTGGACGGCGTACCGCTGCGGACGGCAGCACAGGTGCGCAGAATGCTTAAAGAAGCGCGGGCGGCAGGGCTGGAAGTCCTTCCCGCCGAGGGCTGCGACAATTACGATTCCAGAGGCATGTGCAAAGGGCATACCAGAAAGGAGAGCAACGATGAATAGGCTGACGACGGATCACCCGCAGAACAATTTTGAAGCCATGATGAATCTGGTGTACGGCAAGGGTGGCTGGCAGTACATCCGGCATGGCGAAACGGAGATGCGGACAACAGATTTCTGCCTGATGCTGTGCAAGGAACGCGGATGCGTGACGCTTGAGAATCCGATGAGCGACGAGGAAAAGGACGAATTCCTTTGTGACTGCGTGTTCAATGGTTGTCCGATTGCTACGATTTATGCCGCTTTGAGCGGATTCGGGCATGTACGCGCGAGGCTCAAGATGTACGAGGACGCAGGCATAATGCCACCAAAGAGTGCGGAGGTGGTATAAATGAATTGGTCAAGAAAACATCAGCGAATTATCGTAGATACAGCCGAAAGGCAGATTGTGCCCATTCCCGGCCTTGCGTTTGGCTTTCCATACCCGGACGGAAGCGAAAAATGCAGACTGGTTATCGGCATCTTCTGGCTGAATTTCAGGATTCGCATCTTCTGCTTCAAAAGACGTCGGAAGCATGGACGTGACGAATAGTTATTGAGTCAATGAAACTAAGCAAAAGCGCGAACGCTCGCGCTTTTGCATGGGCAGGGATACGCCCAAGGAGGAATCATGAAGAATCAACCGACGAAAAGCGCAGAGCCGCGCGTCATAAAGAACAAAGACATTCTCCTGCTTTCGCGCGTGCTGTACATCATGCAGGATGTTTGCAGTCTGGAAAAACGCATCGTCTGGCAGAATGATCGTATGTACGGCGTGACCGCTCACATCACGGGAATGCCTGGCGGTAAGGGCGTTCCCAGCGGTTTCGACGCGGCATTTGCAGCTATTAGTGGGCTGAATGAGGAACATAAAGCGCAGATGCAGACGTATGTGCGGGAATTAAAAGCCGCCGAGCGCATTATCAACAGCATTCCAAGCCGAACCATGCGCACGTTTGTAGTGATGCTTTATGTGGATGATCTACCGGCAACGGTCGTGAGGCGCGAGCTAAATATGACGGAGTACGGCTTTGCAAGGGCCAGAGAAGCCATTGAGCAAGCGCGCGACATGGAAAGCGTCGTATGGCGCGAACGGTACATCCTTGAAAAAAATTCCTGATTTTCTCCAAAATCACTTGATTCACGACCCTTGACATGCTATAATGCTATTGTCGCGAGAGATGGGTAACGGGTATTCAAACCGTTACCCTTTTTGTTTACGAGAAAGGAGGGGTTTCGATGGCAAATCCGGGAGTTTATCTGGATGTTGACATAAGCGATGCGATGGAAACGATCAGTGCTTTGCGCGCTGTGCATACGCAGGCCGAGTTTGAAAAGCTGATGTATCGTGCGTTCAGCCGAACCGGCAGACATGTCAAGACTATCCTGAAAAAAGACCTGCCAAAGGAATACAATGCCAAGCCCTCCTGGATCGGCAGCCAGGTTGGCGCGCCGAGAACGGAACTCGGCGGCGTTGCTGGCGTCAGTTGCAGTATCCCCATCAAGGGCACGCGCGGCACCATCGGCGGCACTTTCAATGCCAGCGGCGGTGCTCACGGATGGAATGCAAAATTGCGCCGATATAAGGTTTCGGCGCAGATGGTAAAGGGCCAGAGAAGCACTATGCCGTCTCAAATGAGCCATCAAGGCGGGAACCCGCCTTTCCGCAACCTCGGCTCAAGCCTCGGCGGCTTGACGTTCACACGCACGACAGACGACCGTCTCCCCATTGCACGGGTAGCTGGTATCGGCGTACCGCAGATGCCGCTGAACCGCTCAGAGGATGATGTTCAGACCGACATCATGGACATGCTCATGAAACGTCTTGAGCATGAACATGAACGCCTGATTGCAAAGTGCAGGTGATTATATGGCTATCGAATGTACAAAAAAAGAGTTGGCGAGCATTGCCGGATACAGCTACCGGCGCTTACACGACATTGACACAAGCCTCCCGGCGAACGGGAAGCTGTTTGTTAAAGGCGAGGGCGGAAAATACGACCTCGCTATTTTTGTGCAAAGATGGGTCAAGTATAACGTAGACACGGAAACGGCAGACGAAACGTCACTGGATGAAGTAAAGGCCATCCACGAGCGCGTAAAAACGCGGAAAACGGAGCTGGAGGTTGCACACCTGGAAGGAAAGCTCGTAGATGTTCAGGAGGTGCGTAAGCTCTGGACGACGGTTGCCAATACCGTGATGCAAAACCTGCTGCGCCTCCCCTCGAAAATCGCGCCGCAGGTCACGATGATGGATAACATCGAGATCATTACGGGCATTATCGACGCGGAAGTGCGCGACACACTGACAAATATTGCCGAAACCCCGCTCCCGGAAGAAGCGGCAGAGAGCGAAGAAGCGGAGGAAGCAGAGGACGAACAGGAGGGATAAGATGGATTTATCCGAACTCCTGAGAGCAACCTATGCCATGTTCCTTCCGCCCAAAGCGCAAACGGTATCCGAATGGGCCGATGAAAACCGCGTGCTGGTTTCAGAAAGTAGCGCTGAACCCGGCCCATGGCGAACGGATCGAGCGCCTTATCAGCGCGAAATCATGGACGCTTTTACCCAGCCCGGCATTTATGAGATCGTGATTATGGCTTCTTCGCAGGTCGGCAAGTCGGAAATTGAACTGAACATGATGGGCCGGGCGATTGATAACGACCCCGGCCCAATGCTCTATGTTCAGCCGACAGACAAAGTGGCCGAGGATTATTCCAAGCGACGCATTGCGCCGATGATCGCGGCCTGTCCTACCCTGCGCGACAAGGTATATAAGGCCAAGGGACGCGATGCGGCGAACACGATCACTATGAAAACCTTTCCGGGCGGCAGCCTTGCCATTATCGGCGCAAATAGTCCGTCCGATTTGGCGAGTAAACCTGTCCGATATATCTTTCTGGATGAGATCGACCGATTTCCGGCCAGCGCAGGCACGGAGGGTGATCCTATCGAGCTTGCCGAGCGCAGAACAGAAACCTACCGGCACAACCGCAAAATTGTCAAAACGTCAACACCGACCATAAAGGGCGTGAGCAAGATTGAAAAAGCATACATGAAGGGCACGCAGGAGGAATGGCATACCGAGTGCCCGCACTGCCATCAATACAGCTTCATACGCTTTGATGACGTAAAATTCGACCGGGAGAAATTCAAGGACGAAAACGGAGAAACAAACTACATCGTCCAAAATGCCCGATGGCAATGCCCTGTGTGCAAGCGGGAAACGCCGGAATACGAGGTGAAACGCTGCCCGGCTAAATGGGTTATCAAAAATGAACGCGCGCTGCAAAACGGCGTGCGTTCATTTCGTTTGAACGCCTTTATGTCCCCATGGTCTGACTGGCGGGAAATCGCTCTCAGTTTTTTGCAGGCAAAAGATGATCCTGAAAAGCTCAAGGTATTTCACAATACTATGTTGGGTGAAAGCTGGGAGCTGCGCGACCGAAGCGGCGTCCCCGAAAAGCTATACGAACGGCGGGAACACTATAATGCCGAGGTGCCAACGGGCGTGCTGATCCTGACTATGGGCATCGACACGCAGGACAACCGCCTGGAATACGAAGTGGTCGGCTGGGATCGCAACGAACAAAGCTGGGGAATTGCACGCGGCATCATTCCGGGCCGTGCGGACAGCCCGGGCGTTTGGGAAGAAGTGGACGCGCTTTTAGATCGTGAATGGAAAATGGCAAACGGCATGGCTCTGCGTGTGCTCGCAACTTTCGTCGATTCAGGCGGCCATTTTACGCAGGATGTATACCGCGAATGCGCCAAGCGCGCCAATCGGCGCATATGGCCAATCAAGGGCGAAGGCGGCGAAGGCAAACTCTATGTCCGACAAATGAAAAGCGGAACAGGCTTCAAAGGCGCATATGCCTTTGTGATTGGCGTTGATGCAGGGAAAGAAGCAATCCTCTATTCTACGGGCATTGAAACTCCCGGCCCAAGATACATGCACTACCCCATCGACTATCGCTGCGGTTACGATTTGGAGTATTTTCGCGGGCTATTGGCCGAAAAGCAGGTCATTCACCGCAGGGGCGGGCAGAACGTCATCGTGTGGGAGAAAACCTACGAACGAAACGAACCGCTTGACATGCGCAATTACGCGCGGGCGGCTTATGTTTTTTTCAACTGGAACTTCGACAAGATCGAAGCGGCTTTATCGGGAAAGACCGAGGATGCGCCGATTACGAAAGCGCAGGTGGAACGAAAGAAACCACGCCGCGTTATTTCCAGCGGAATCAAAATTTGAAGGGAGGGCCATAAAGCCTATGGCAATTACGAGCGCATACACGCTATCCGAGGCCAGAGAAATCCTTGAGCTTTGGAAAGAGTGCTACCGGGCGCTTGCAGAAGGGCAGGCCAAATCGTATCGCGTAGGTACGCGAGAATTTACGGCCTTTGACTTGCCCGAAGTAGCAAAGCAGATTGAAATTTTTGGCAATGTTGTGGAATCTTTGAGCGGCCAAGTGCGAACGACCCGCGTTGTGCGCGTGGTGCCGCGCGACCTGTAAGGCGGTGACGGCATGAATAAGCAAGATCCGAACCTGCGCGAACGAGCGCTTTTTTTGTTTTCGCCTAAGCGTGCAAATAAGGTGTATCGTGACCGCCTGTTGCGCGAAGGGCAGAATGGCAGCGGCGGCAAAAGCCGCATGGCCGCCACCGGCTACGGCAACCACGGCGCAAGTACGACCTTGAACAGCATGGTCGGCTGGTTGGTGGGCGGCGGCAGCGCTGAGGACGATATCGACCTTCACGGCGCGCTTTTACGCCAGCGCGCACGCGATCTGTACGCCGGAGGCGGCCTTGCCCGGAGCGGCCCGGCGACGCTGACGACCAATGTTGTTGGCTGGGGCATTCAGCCCAAGCCCAAGATTGACGGCGAGGCGCTGGGCCTGACGGATGAAGCAAGGGATGAATGGGAACGCAACACGCTTCGGGAATTTCGGCTATGGGCCGAAAACCCGATGTGTGATGCGGAACGGCAGCAGAATTTCTATGGGTTACAGCAGCTTGCCTTTTTGAGCGAGCTGGTGAGCGGCGATGTGTTCGTTCTATTCGGCATGAAGGAAAACAAACGCACGCCCTATACCACTACGCTTCGCGTGCTGGAAGCCGACCGGGTATCTACGCCGGACAGCCAAGAGGGCGAAAGCGAAAGCACCGAGACAGAAAATGGCGGGCGCATTGTCGATGGCGTGGAAATCGACAAGGAAGGTGCTGTAATCCGCTATCACATTGCCAGCAGGCACCCCCTGATGGAGAATACCACAGCAGAAATTGAGTGGATTCCCATCGACGCTATCGGCAAGGATACAGGCTATCCCAATGTGCTGCACATCATGACAGTAGAACGCCCGGAACAACGAAGGGGCATTCCCTTCGTCGCGGCGCAAATCGAGCAGATCAAGCAGCTCGACCGCTATCTCACAAGCGAGCTTGCAGCCAACGTCGTTTCCTCCATGCTGACGGCTTTTATTGTCAGCGATGCCGATGACGGCAAACTGGGCATGGAGGATGCCGTAAATGAGGACGAAAAGGTTACTGACGATGAACTGAAACTGGAGCTTGCGCCCGGCGCGATTTACTCCATGCCGCCCGGGAAGAAGATTCAGGAGCTTAACCCCCTGCGCAACAACAGTGCATTCGAGAGCTTTGTTTCCACCATGGAAACGCTGATCGGCGCGAGCATGGGGATTCCCAAGGAAGTGCTGGTGAAAAAGTATGAGAGCAATTACACCGCCGCGCGCGGCGCGCTGCTGGATTTCTGGCGCGAAGTGCGCGTCAGGCGCACAGCTTTCAATTCCAGTTTCAACCAGCCAATCTACGAACAATGGCTTTCCGAAGCCGTTGCAAATGGGCGGATTGAAGCACCGGGGTTCTTCGATGACCCGGCGATCCGGCAGGCGTGGTGCGGCTGCATGTGGATGGGCGCGAGCATGGGCCATGTTGACCCGCTGAAAGAGGTCAAAGCCGCAACGGAACGCATCGCCAACAACATCACCACGCAGGAGCAGGAGGCCAGCGAATATAACGGCAACGACTGGCTGGCCAATATTCGCCAGCGCAAAAAGGAGCTATCCGCGCTGGCGGATGAAACAAGTACCAATAAAACGACAGGCAAGGAGGCGTAAATCATGCCGAATGGAGATTTTTTTCGGATTCGGTTCAGCGCACCGCGATTGAGCGCGGACAATAGCGAAGCCGAGATCATGCTGTACGGCCAAATCATTGAGGATATGCCGGAGAATTGGAAGTTCTCCAAGGAGGATAAAAGCGCAGCGGATTTCGATAAGGCCATCAAGAGCGTCAAGGAATCCGGGGCCAAAAAGCTGACGCTGCGCGTCAACAGCCCTGGCGGCATCGTTACGGAAGCCGTCGCCATGCGCGGTATTCTCTGCACGGCAGGTTTTGAAAAAATCAGCATCCGCATTGAGGGGCTTTGCGCCAGCGCTGCAACGATTATCGCCACTATTCCGGGCGCGCATGTCCAGATTGCGCCGGGCAGCGAGTACATGATCCACAATCCGTGGACGATTGACTGGGGCAATGCCGAGCAATTCGAGCATACCGCGCAGCATCTTCGCGCCGAAGAAGCAACGACGCGCGCCTTTTATGCCAAGAAAACCGGGCAGACGGACGAACAGATCAAGGCGTGGATGGATGCCGAAACCTGGTTTACGGCAGAGGACGCCGTAAAGAACGGCTTTTGCGATGAGCTGCTTGCCGAGGGTGACGACGGCACGGGGAAAATTGCCGCTTGCGTCACTCCGCGCACAATGAGCGCCATGAAAGCAATGTACAGCAATATTCCTTCCACGCTTTCCGTGCGCGAGGATCCCGCGCCGCAGACCAATGTCAGCAACACGGAGCCAGTAGTTGCCGCTGGCGTCGTGCCTGAAAATACACAATCCGAGGAGGAAACAAGCAGTATGGACATCACGAATATGACCCCCGAACAGCTCCGCAGTGAAAACGCTGCGCTGTATGACAGCATCATGCAGGCGGGCGGAGCGCAGGAACGCCAGCGGCTCCAGGACATCGACGATCTGACCCCGGCTGGCTACGAAGCCATGGCGCGCGAAGCCAAGGAAAACGGTACTTCCGCCATGGACTACCACAAGGCCATCATCAAGGCGCAGCGTGAAAAGGGCCAGCAGTTTATCGCCCAGCGCGCGGCGGAAACCGCCGCAGCCAGCTCGATTAGGGGCGGCGCGAGCGAAGAATCTGCTGGCGGTGTCGAGCAGGAAATCAGCGCCAACGCCAAGGAAGTAGCCGAATATGCCAAGGCTGCCAGCGTGAGCATGGATGGCGGCATGTATTAAGCTGAATAAGGAGGATGAAACGAATGAGCATGTATGAAGTCATCGGAAAGAACGATCCCGAATATCTGCTTTCCGACCCGCAGTGCGCAGATGTGTTCGCCATCTCGTGCGAACCCGGCAACGGCGTTGTAAAGCGCGGCACTGTGATGTATCGCAAGACGAGCGGCATGTACGCCCCTGCCGTCAGCGTCAACGTGACGGCGAGCAATATGCTGGCCGTGCTGGATGAAAGCGTCGATACCGACGCGAACAAGGCCGTTGCCGAGGACGCGCGCGCCTATCGCGGCGGTCGCCTGATTTATGGCAAGGTGACGCTTGCCAATGACGCTGCGCTTTCCGCTGCGAACATCGCCGTCCTGCGCGGTCAGGGAATTGTGCTGGATCAGATGGACACTGCTGCTGCGTTTGCCAACGGCAAGGCCACTATTACCTATAAGGCCAACGGCGGAACTGGCGATGACGTGGTGGCCTATGCTGACTACGGCAGCACCTACGCCATTGCGGCGAACAGTTTTACGGCTCCGTCCGGCAAGACTTTTTCCAAGTGGAACACCAAGGCTGACGGCACCGGCACCGAATATGCCGCGAACGCCAACTACACTGCGAACGCCGACCTGACGCTGTTTGCGATTTGGGCCTGACGACCGAAGAAAGGAGAATGCAAATTATGCCTCTTGATATTTACAGCACTCGCGCACAGCTTGCGGCTATCGAGCTGATGCCGCGCGAGTATTCCTTCCTGTACGACACCTTCTGCGCCGATATGGGCGCTGTGGAGGATGATCGGGCGATTTACGACTTCAAGAAGGGCAGCCGCCAGATGGCCCCTGTGGTTCATCCGGGCACGGGCGGCGTGGTCATGAGCCGCAGCGGCTATGAAACCCGCGAAATCGGCTTCTGCACCATTGCTCCCGAACGTATCATCACCAATCCTGATCTTCAGAAGCGGGCGTTTGGCGAGGATATTCTCGGCGCAATGACCCCCGCCCAGCGTGAAAAGAAGATGCTCGCCAAGGACATCATCGAAATGCGCAAGGCAATTCAGCGCCGCCGTGAATGGATGGCCCGTCAGGTTCTTCTTACCGGCAAGCTGAGTGTGTTCAGGTATACCAACGAGGGCCGCGACATGAATACCACGCTGGTTGCCGACTACGGTTTCACTCAGAATTTCACGCCTGATACTGCGTGGGATCAGACCGGCGCGAAGATTGACGCGGACATGCACGAAATCTACGATCTGGTCTATGATGGGCTGGGCATCGTGGACAAGATCGTCATGGCTCCCGACGTGGCTGATGCGATGATCAGCAACAGCAACTACATCAAGCAGTTCGACGGTCGGAATATCGACATGGGCGAAATCAACACCAAGTATCGCGGCCAGGGCGTGCGCTTCATCGGCTGGAACAGCGACGGCGTGGAAATGTACTCCTTTGCGGGCCGGTTCACCGACGATGACGGCGTTGTAAAGCCGATTCTTCCCAGCGGCACGCTGATTGCGGGCGGTAATGGAATGCTCAAGTGCCTCCATGGCCCCGTAACGCAGGTTGAAGAAACCGGCCCCAACGCGCAGCATAAGACCTACGTCAAGAAGGAAGTGCCTCTGCGCTACGGTTCTATCGACAGCAACGCCGTCAAGAACCGTATGACGAGCTGCCCGACCATTGTCCCCTTCAATGTGGACGCATGGGTGGTCGCCAACGTCCTGTGACGTGAGAAAGGAGCAGCCTATGAGCTATACCGCGAAACACTTTGTCAAAATCGCCGGGCGCATGTACACGCCCGGCGAAATTATTGACAATCCCATCCCGGATGATAAGCTCCAACGGCTTTTGCGTCTCAACGCAGTAGAGGCCATTGAGGCGGTAGGCGCGGAGCCTGCCACATGGAATGACGTTCCCGCGCACGAAGAAATGGACGCGCGCGACGAATTGCCGACCGACACTGCGCCTGACGAGGACGACAGCAGCGAAGAAGTGGAAATGCCTGAAATCGACGTGATGGACGGCGTTGTCACTGCTGAGGCACGAAAAGCCCCTGCCCATACGGCTAAAGCTGTCCGCCCCAAGAAATCCAGCGGAGGGAGGAAAAAGGCATGATGACGCTTCGCATGACCAAGACCGGCGAGACGGTCAAGGAAAACGACAGCTACGCCCTGCGACTGATCGAGCAGGGCAAGGCCGTAGTCGTTCACGATGAACCGAAGAGAACGCCCGCAAAAGAAAAAAGCGCAAGAGGTGATGCCTGATGGCGCTCAAGGATCGCATTCAGGCTGACGTCAAGCGCGTTTTTATGAACCACAGTCACTTTGCCGAATATCACACATGGAATGGCCGAAGATTTCAATGTGTGACGGATGACGAAACCGCCCTCAAGCGCAAAAACAACAACGTTGTTGATCTGAACTGGGATAACAACACGACCGAAACCCTTGTTTATACGCCCAAGGATGGTTTCCCTGGCCGCGCAATGCCGAACGAGCATGTGCTATTCGACAATAAGCCTATGAAGGTGCTCCAAGTGCAGGAGGATATGGGCATGTACTCAATCCTGCTGGTGAGCTTTGATCCCAAGGCGGTGAGAAACGTATGAGAACGACGGAACGCCTGCGTATGCTGAAAGCATGGATTGAAAAAGAACTCTGCGCCGGACGCATGATGAAAACAATCCCTCCCGACCATGACATTGCAAAGATTGTCCGGCAGGAGCCGCGCTGCTATCTTGCCTGGCAGCCAACAAGGCCGGATGAAACGGGAAACCTCGTCATTGATCCAATCAGCGTATGCCCTGGAATCCTCGTCATGCCTAACGCGAGCCATGCCAAGAACGTAGAAGAAAAGCGTTTCGACAGGTATTCCGGCGTGCATCGACCGCCAGAACTGGCGCAGACGCTATCGGTGAGCGTCCTTTTCAGCGTCTATGAACCGGGAATTCGGCTCCCCGGCTTCATCGACAGTGCGGACAGCCCCGAAGGGCTTGACATGAGCCTGTTTCAGGAAGGAACTGAAGAAGGGCTGATGACGCTGGTTGACTGGATGGACGATTGCGTTCAAAAACTGCTGGGGCAGAGATTTATCCCGCACAGCGATCTCTTTCTGAAAGAAGCATCCCTCGTTTACAGCCTCTACACCGACCAATCTTTCGTGGTGGACAAGAGGCCCATCTACTACGGATTCGTGAATGCGGAGTTTGCCTGTTACGCAGACGAAGGCACGAATCCTGCCATTGAAGAATTTTTGAAATAGGAGGAATAAATCATGGCTGATTATCTGCATGGCGCGTATGGTCAGATTCAGGCGGTAGGCACTAAGGTTGCCGCCAAGAGCCAGAACGCCATTGTCTATGTCGGCACCGCCCCCGTCCAGACGGTGGAGGGCGGAGCCAAGAACGTGAACAAGCCCATTCTGGTGAGCAATATTGCCGAGGCACGCAAATACTTCGGCTATTCCGAGGATTGGAGCAAGTACACGCTTTGCGAAGCGATGCACGCGCATCTGGAAAACAAGGCGGTAGGCCCGCTGGTGCTCATCAACGTTCTCGATCCTGCTACGCATAAGGCGACTACTGGTGGCACTAAGAGTCTGACCCCGGCCAATGGGCGCGTGACCATTGCTGACGCTGAGGACGCCGTTCTGGATACGGTGGCCGTGACCGGCAAAACGAAAGGCACGGACTACACGGTACAGTACGACTACAAGAAAAAGACCATCACGATTGCTGAAATCACCAGCGGCGGCCTGGGCACGGAAGCGCTCACCGTCACCTACGACATCGTGGATGCAACCAAGGTGGACGCTGACGACGTGATCGGCTCTACTGATGGCGCTGGCCTGAACAAGGGCCTTTACGCCGTGAAGAACGTCTATCAGGAAACCGGCTTTATCCCCTCTTTCCTGCTGGCTCCCGGCTTTTCCTCTGTGCCTGCTGTGCATACGGCGATGGTGCAGAACAGCGAAAAGGTCAATGGCCATTGGGACATCTACCTGATGGTGGACATCCCTATCGTGAACGCGCAGAGCCAGGCGGTTACGCTTGCATCGGCGAATACCTGGAAGAACGCGAATGGCTATACAAAGCCCAACGAAACGGTGTATTTCCCGATGGCGGAGGGCACGGACGGCAAGAAGTACCACCTTTCCGTTCTGGCAGCGGCCAACCTTCAGGAGCTGCTTGTCCAGCAGGACGGCATTCCCTACAAAACGGCCAGCAATACCGAGTGCGCCGTCATCCGCAATCTGTATCTCGGCGAAAGCTCCACGGGGCGCGTGTATGACGACTATCTGATCAACAACACTCTGAACAAGAACGGCATCGCCTCTGCCGCGTATGTAGGCGGACGCTGGGCCATCTGGGGCTGCCACAGCGCGGATTACAACCAGGAGGGCGGCGATCAGATCAATGTGTCTGAGACCAACCGCATGATGCTGTATTACATCAGCAACGACTTCCAGCACCGCCGTACCCGTAATGTGGATAAGCCGCTGACCTCCAACGACATCAAGACCATCGTTGCGGAGGAACAGACCCGCCTTGACGCGCTGGTAAAAATCGGCGCGCTGACCTACGGCGAGGTGCATCTGAACGCCGAAGCTGACGCCAAGAGCGACATCATGAACGGCGATTATACTTTCGCTTTCAACGTCACCACTACGCCGCTGGCCAAGAGCCTGACGGCCATCGTAAATTGGACGTCGGACGGCTTTGTGACTTACTTTGCCGACATCGCCTGAAAGGAGCTGAGAAACAATGCCGCAGAAAGTATATAACAACGTTGAGGGGCATCGGGTTATCGACAATGACCGCGTGGTCGAGGACGTGACCAGCGTTGCCCTGCCTACCATCGAGCATCCCACGGTGAGCATTTCCGCTTCCGGTATGGCGGCGGATGTGGATATGCCCAATACCACCCATATCAACGCCATGGAGTACGGCGTAAGCCACAACAACGGCGTCAACTGCAAGTATCTTGCCAATCCCGGCAAGCACTTTATCGAAACGCGCGTTGTGCGCCAGCGTTACAATGTGGCTGCTGGCGAGATCGAGCACGAGAGCGTAAAGGTGCGTGTGACCGGCGTCCACAAGTCCACGGAAAAGGGCAATGTGGAAACCGGCAATCCCTTTGGCAGCACGGATAAGTATTCCGTTCTGCGCTACGAGGAAGAAATCAACGGTGAAACGACGACCGTTATTGATGCGATGGCAGGCATCATCAAGTTTAATGGCGTCGATTGTACCAGCGCTGTTGAAAGCCTGCTGAATTAAGGCCCGATGCGCACGCCTGCAAATGCGCGAACGTTCGCGCATTTGCAGGCTATCAATAACGTAAAAGGAGAATCGAAAAATGAGCGAAGAAGCGATCAAGAACGAAAAGAACGAAGTCAAGGCAACCGAAAATGTGCAGAAGGTACTGGCCGGAGAAATCACCAAGGGCACGCTGAAACTGTCCACCCCCATCCGCGCAAAAAGCCAGGACGTTACTGAATTGCAGTACGATTTCAGCAAACTGACCGGTTGGGAATACGTTGAAGCGATGGACGCTGACGTGACCGCGCGCAACGTATTCAAGATTTCGAACAAGCAGGCGCTTTGCCTGTTTGCTGCTGCGGCAGGCAAGGCCACGCCGGACGTGGACGCCACCGACATCAAGGAACGTATTGGCGCTGTGGACGCGCTGAGAGCGGTACAGCTTGCCACGGTTTTTCTCATAACTTCCACGCGGGCAGCAAATCAGAATACCTAAAACGCATTGCAGATGCGTCGATTGCGAGCCATACGCCCATCAATGCTTTTCTGGATATGCCAATTCTGCTGTTTTACGACTGCGTGGCGGCAATCCATGAAGTGTTTGAAGCGCGGAAGAAGAAGTGAAGCGTCGGAGAAACTTTCCCCGACGCTTCACTTTTGGGCGAAAGGAGGTGCAGGATGGAGCTTTATTATCAGGGCGTGGATATTACATACATGGTAGATATCGTAAAGTGCATTCACCACGAAGCGTCGGGCGGGCGATGTGATTGCCTGGAAATTGAAATGGATCATGCGGGAGCATGGTATTCCTGGGGGCCGAAAACCGACGACGTGATCGTTGCTTCGATGAATGGCTACCAGACAGGCACACTTTATCTGAACACGATTATCCCGCAAAACGGAAGATTTCGGATATTCGCGACGAGCGTTCCGAGTGCAGCACGACGCAAAACCTGCGCCGCCTATGAAAACATACGCCTCAATGACCTGCTGGCATCCTGCGCTGCGGAATGTGGCATGGAAAGCGGGCTTTATGGGCTGGACGGGCAAATCCTGTATTCATTCCTCATGCGCAATGCGGAGGGCGCAGCCGCTTTTATGAACCGCATCGCAGATTGGGAAGGAGCCGCTTTTAAGACCGTAGGAGGACGATTTGCCGGAATCGGGATCCTGCAAATGCAAAAGGCAAGCGCGGCACAAAACATTGAAATCAGCGCAGAGCAGCCGGGCGTGACCTATATCCGGCGCGACGACCTGAAATGGTCGGCTCTGACAATCAAGACCCCCTATGCCGAGTGCATTGCACAGGATGACGGGGCGAGCAGCGGCAATTACGTCACCATGACCCATTTACCGGCCATGAATGACGTGGAGGCGGGCCGCTGGGCACGCGGGCTTCTGCTTTCCAACAACCGCAAGGCCGAGCGGCTTACTATTTCCATGGAGTTCAACGCTGGCTTTGCAGCGATGACCCGCGTCGATGTAAGCGGCCCTACGGATGCTTCTGGCGAATGGATCATCGACGAGGTTGAACACGACATGATCGGCAGAAAGAGCACAGCGACGCTTTTTCGGTGCATCGACACCATCAGATAGGCGGGCGGCGATATGGACAAAATCGGCGGCCTTTTTATTTATCACGCAACGAAGCCTGGAAATTATCAAGAAAAGAATCAATCACAAAAAGCAAAGAAAATCACTGTCAAGCGCCTTATACATTCCTATCTGTGCGATCAGGAGCGCAGCCGGTGCGTTGTGACGCGCCGGTGCGAGTGCCTTGACGTTTGCCAATACGGACGACAATATATCCAATCAACCAAAAACGAGGATGCGCACAATGAGTGATTATGGAGCAGCGATAGAAAGAGGACGTATTATCTCTGCGGAAGATGACGGATACAGAGTTATGTCGTACTCGCGGGACGGCATCACAACACCGCCCCTTCCTGCAATCAGCGACGCAACATACAAAGTTGATGATCGCGTTTATTTCTTCGTGTTTGAGGATGGGCACGGAGCTATTCTTGCGGCTTTTGATTGATTGAAAATGCCGCCGAAGTATAAAGAAAAGGCGGTGAAAATATGGGGCAGCAAACCCTACAAACTATTATTGCCATCAGCGGACGGGTAGATAACAGCTTCGGCCAGATCGGAGAAGCACTTATTGGTCTCGGCTCACAGATCGACGGGATCAGCCAGAAGATTATCGACTTCGGCAAGGAAAGCGTCGAGACCTACGTCAAGTACGATGACGCCATGCGCGAAACCCAGGCAGTCGGCGGATATACGGCGGCTGAAATGGAAAAGCTGGATGCCCTGAACCGGCAGATCGCGCAAACGACAACCTATTCCAACCTGCAAAGCGCAAATGCTATGGTGCTGATCGCACAGGCAGGTATGAACGTTGAGGACACCTACTCCCTGTTGCCGAGTGTTCTTGATCTGGCAATGGCCGGAAACCTTGATCTGGCTGATTCGGTCGATTATCTGCTGTCAAGCCTGACGAGCATGGGCTATGGCATGGAATATGCCAGCACACTCACCGACCAGATGGCAAAAACGGCAGCCATCGGCATGACAGACATCGACACGCTGGGCGAATCCATGATGCGTCTGGGCAGCGCCAGCGGCGAATTTTTTTCCAGCAGCGAAGAAATCCTGACGATCCTGTCGGCTATGAGCCAGTTCGGCCATGACCAGCGCGGCGCGCAGGCGGGCACCTGGCTACGAAACTTCATGCTGTCCTTGGCGGCTCCTGCCGGTAGCATCGACGACATCGTTGACGCCATGGAGCAGTTGGGTATTGCTCAAGAAGAAATCGACGCATACGCCGAAAATAAAAGCAATGGGCAGGCGGCCATGGCTGTGCAATCCCTGATGGAGCAGGGATTGAAGGTCTATGACGAGCACGGCAAGCTGCTCCCGGCCATCGACATTATCAAATCTCTGCGCGATACCGTGCGCGGCAGCGCGGAATACTCGCAAGACCTGACGGAGCTGACCGGCGCACTGAATGCTGCTGGCGGGGATATTGATTCCTTTTTGGCAAATACGGAAGGGCTGACGGACAACGCTCTGTACAACGTATTTGCAAAGATATTCGGGAAGCGCGGCATCACTACAGCTATGAACCTGATTTCCATTTCTGACGAGGAATGGGATCAGACGTTTGCTGAAATTGTGAACGCGGACGGCTTCGCACAGAGCATGTCCGATACCATGCAGGGCGGCCTTGGCGGCGCGCTGCGTGAATTAGAAGCGGCGTATACAGAATTTCAGACCACCATAGGCGAAAGCCTCGCCCCTGCTGTGGAGAATGTGGCGGTATGGCTGAAGGAAATCGTCACGGGCCTATCCAATATGGACGAAGGCACGCTTGATGCGCTGGTTTCCGGCGTGAGCGTTATCGCCGCCGCTGGCCCTGGCCTGCTACTTGCGGGCAGCGCTTTCCGGCTGATCGGCTATCTGCTGACCCCTGCCGGTGGTATTGGCCTTGGCCTTGTGGCGCTTACTGCTGCGGCTGCGGCAGTCAAAGAACTTTCGGAAGCAGATATGGCGGGCAACTTCGGGGATATGAAGCTGGACGCTCAATCGCTTTCGGAATATGTCGTGGGGCTTGGTGCTGATTTCAAGACAGCATATAGCGAAGTCAATGAGTTCAACGCCGCTCTCGAGCAGAGCGTAACTGACTATACGAACGCCAGCCAAACCTTTTCCAGCGAATTGTTGACGGCCATGCTGACAGGAACGACGCTGACCGAGGACGCCAAAACCAAACTGCAAGGGCTTGGACAGGATATGTACAAATCGCTGGTCGAGGGCATCAATAACTCGACCGCCGCCAGCATGAGCTATTTTGAAATGCTCTTTGGTGGCGAGGGAATAGCAGAGTACGATCCACAATACCAGGAAATTATCAGTCTGACCAATCAAAGCTACCTCGACGCGCTTGCAACCGCCGAAAGCCTAAGCCAAGGCTTGCGCGATGCGCTGACGAGCGCTTTTGATGACGGAACGGTATCTGCCGACGAGTATGCCGAAATCCAAGGCTGGATGCAGAGCTACAACGACGCCATGTCCAAGGCGGCGGCGGAGGCACAGCGGGAGCAGGACTACGTTACTCAGCAGATGCTTTTCCATAAGGCGCAGACCGCCAGCTATGACGAAATCAAAGAACTCGCCAGCGAGGTGCAGACCGAACGAGACAGCCTGCTTGCATCTGCGGAAGAAGAATATCTGAAAGAGCGCTTCAAGCTGGAATATCGTGGAGCCAGTGAGGAAACGCTTAGCGCGCTTGACGCACAGTACGAACGTCATGTTACAGAGCAGAGCGCCAAATATGATGGAATACTGACGCGGCTGTGGGAATCGAGCATCGAACAAAGCGATCTCGGTACGGCATACGGCGAGCTGGAAGGACTGGCCGACCGCGTGCTTGGCGGAGAGCTGTCGGCAGAGAGCGCCGTGAAACTGTTCAAGGACGCATACGGCAACAATTCTCTGGCTGGCGAAGCGGACTGGATGGGAAACAATACCCGAACCCAGCTTGGCGAATACCTCGCACGCATGATTGCCAGCTACGGCGGATACGAGGGACTTACGGCCAAAGCCGATTACTATGATAGCGTCGGCGATACAGAAAGCGCAAACAATCTGCGCAGACTGTACGCTATGCAGCAGATCAACGACAATTTTGCCTCCACCGGCGTGTTGAATTACAATGGCGTGTTGGCAACTTTGTTCGGCGACAGCACGATTTTTTCCTCTGCGGCAGACGAATACGGAATCATGCAAGCGCAGAAGTCGCCCTTCCTGGAATATATGCAGGATTATATATCCAGCTATACCGCAGAAACCGCCCGGCAGACTGCCGCTGCATTCAGCGGAGAAAACGGCAGGATGGATGACTATTTGGCCGAGGTCGGCAAGGGTCAAAACGCGAATGATGTAAACGGTGCATGGAGCAAAATGAGCAAAACAGCTCGCTCCGAGTATCAGCGCATGGTCGAATCGCTGAGAGCTGTTTATGATTTCGACAAGGTGCTTGCGGACGAAACCAATGTATTCGCACAAGATGGCAGTGCATTCCAGGACGATGCAGCGGTCTATTCTCTGCTATACGGCAATGCGAGCCGTGATCTTGAAAAATACAAGATCACGACGGAAATTGATCCTATTCTCGATGAAGGGGCCATGCAAGATGCAGTAGGCGATCAAACAATTACGGTGCCTGTCGAGCCGGAAGTGACAGAATACTCCGCAGAAATTGCCAAACAGACCATTGCTGCGGTTGGCGGCGGAATGGACGCATACCTTGCCGAAATCGGCAACGGGCAGGACGCACGCGACGTAAATGCCGCGTGGAGCCAAATGAGCCGCGAAGCCCGCACTGAATATCAGAACATGGTTGACGCCTTGCAAGAGGTTTACGACTTCGACAGGGTGCTTGCAGGTGAAACGAACATGTTTGCCGAAGCGGGCAGCGCATTCCAGGACGATGCAGCGGTCTATTCTCTGCTATACGGCAATGCGAGCCATGATCTTGAGAAATATAAGATCGCGGCAGAGATTGATCCTGTTCTCGATGAAGGGGCCGTGCAGGATGCGGCAGGCAGCCAGGAAATTAAGGTGCCGGTCGAACCGGAAGTGCCCGAGGATACCGGCGAACTGGAAATGCCGTCTACCGTAACCGGCGCAGCAGAAGCCGCACAGGCGGCGCATTCCGACGCGCAAAATGTGATGGATGATCCGCTGGCGCAAGCGGTGAATGTGAGTGACAACGGCAGCGCAGCGGCAACCAGAGGCGCGATTGCAAGCACGTTCAGCACGCCTATAACGCAGTATATCAATGTTGTGCAGCGCGGCGGAGGCGGCCTGATGAACCGGCTTGCCAAGTACGCCGATGGCGGACGAGCAGATGAACCTTCCATCTTCGGTGAAGCTGGGCCGGAATGGGCAATCCCGGAAGAACACTCGGAGCGGACTGCATGGCTTTTGGATGCGGCGCGGCAGGCAAGCGGCTTTACATGGCCAGAACTGCTGACGCGCAACGGCGGCCTGAACGCAGGCGGAGGCAACACGCCAGCACAGCTTATCTATTCGCCCACGATCATTGCCAACGATGCAAACGGCGTGGAGCAGCGTTTGATCGAGGACAAGGCCCGGCTGGAAAAATGGTATCAGGACAAGCAACTTCATGACGATGTGGAGGTGTACGCATAATGGCTGAAATGAGCGGCTATATGTACCAATGCAGCGCTGGCGAAACTTTCGACAGCGTTGCATTGCAGATATACGACGATGAAAAGTACGCCTGTGATCTCATGAACGCAAACCCGCATCTGGTCACGAAAAGCGTATTCGACGGCACGGAATCGCTTTTCCTTCCCGTCGTGGAAATCAAAGAGGACGAACGGGAAAGCGAGTATATTCCCGCTTCGGCCCCCTGGAAGGAGTGATGTACAATGCCGGAAGTGGGCAAATGGAACAGCCATACCTTTGTCGTATCGCCTAATGTCATTCGGAGCTTTACAGGGTTGACGATCAAAGGATCGAGCGAAACCGAGGACAAAGAAACGGGTGGCCAAAAGTATGTCAGACGGAAAAGCGGAAAACCTGCCGAAATCTCCCTGACGGTTTTGCTTTCTGCCCTGACGGGCAATGATGTACGCAACGAAGCCCTGACGTTCGTCGATGAAGCACGGCGCGGAAGTCAGGGCTATTTTTATGTCGGTGGGAAAAAGCTGGTGACATGCCAGCTCATGCTTACTGACGCAAGCATATCGGAAACGCAGATTGCCAGCAATGGCGTATGGGTGGGGTGCAAGGTGCAACTCACCTTCAAACAATCCGGCAAGTACGATGGCGAAAGCGGCGGAAGCAGCAGCGGCGGAGGAAGCGGCAGCAGTTCTTCTGGTGGAAGCAAGAAAACCAGCGTGAAGAAAAAGACCACCACTTCGAGCGGCATTCTTTCAGCCGTTAAAGGGGCTGTCACCGGCGCGATCAGCGCGGTCAAAAAGGTCGCGGGCGCCGTGGGCGCAATTACCGGCATTTCCAAGGCCGTTTCCACAATCAAGCGGATCACGAATAATGCAAAAAAGCAATCCCAGACCACGAAAAAGAAAACTACGCCGGCAAAAAAAGTCGTTCCCGCGAAAAAAACCAACAAAGTCATGCGCTTGCTGAAATGAGGTGGAGATATGGCACAATATCAGATTACGAACCAGCCTGCCCCCATCGACTTTGAGTGCAACGACGATATTATCCTGCGGACGATTCAGAATGCGAAAAACCTGCTGATGTGCAAAATGGGCGAAATTCCCTATGACCGCTATCGCGGTTTTGATCCCGCACTCTATGATCTGCCCATACAGGATTTTCAGGAAGCTCTTTTGCCGGAGCTTGACCGCGTTATGCTGTGGGAGCCTGACGCGGAAGTGGTCGATGCAAGCTGCGCGCTGGATAAGGACGGCAACATCATTATCTACGCGACGATTGAGATTGATATTGACGAGTAAGGGGGTGATGACGAGTGGACAACACGGAAATCCATTATCTGACCTATGACCCGGATGAAATCTGGAATGAAATGATCACGGCTTATGTGGAAGCGGGCGGCGATGTGCTCTATCCTGGCGATGAAAAGGAAATGCTGCTGCGCGGCGTGCAGGCCATGATTACCCAAGTGTTTGCAGGTGTTGACGCCGCACTGCGCATGGACACGCTGCGCTATGCCGTAGGCGAGTACCTGGACATCTACGGAGAAAAGCGTAACTGCATTCGCATTCCGGCGCAGGCCGCGCAAAGCAAGGTCAAAATCACCTTCAAGGCGACTGGAACAGCCAGAACCATTGCGGCAGGTACGGCGCTGACGGCTGACGGCGAAAAGATGTATCTGCTGGAGGAAGACGTTCAGCAGACAGGCTATGAGCAGGAAATCATTGCTGCGATCATATGCCAGCAGACAGGCGGTGCAGGTAACGGCCTGCTTACGGGTACACAGATGCAGTTCATGGTGCCAAATCCTGCTGTTGTAAGCGTTTTCGTTACGGAGAGCGCCAGCGGCGGGCAGGATGAAGAAGATGATGACACCTACCGCGAACGTATCCGCGAATTTGGCCTTATCAATACGACGACCGGGCCGGAAAACCAGTACGAAAGCGCGGCAATGAACGTCACCAGCGAAATTGTTGACGCCAAAGCCTTGAACCTTGGCGCTGGCAAAGTTGGCGTATATCTGATTCTCGCCAGCGATACCGGCTCGGACGCGATTCTCGCCAGCGTCGCCAGCGCACTGAATGCGCAGGACGTTCGCCCTTTGACCGACACCGTAACCGTACAAAAGGCAAAGGAAAAAAACTATACGCTGAAAGTGCAGTACGCGCAGGCGACGGGAAGCAACATCGCCGCCGCGCTGGCAAGCGCCATGAAGGAATATCAGACGTGGCAGGACAACACGATTGGCCGGGCATTCAACCCGGATAAGCTCATGGCGATGCTCTATCAGGCGGGCGCTACGCGCGTGGTGTGGGGCGATGGCAGCGCCTTTGACGGCGGCGACGTGACCTATACCGCCGTCGCGGCGGATACGCGCTGCAAGGGGAATATCACGCTGGCGGTGATGACGACATGATCGACTTTTCCATCATGCAGCTATTCCCGGATTTCCTGCTCGCCGACAAGAACGGCTTTGCCATGGCAAAGGCCATCGGAAAGGCCCTGCAAATCATGTGCGATACAGTACAGACCGGCGTTGACACCGTGCAGAACGTCGATAAAATGCCGGAATGGCGGCTGGACGAAATGGCCTGGGAACTCGGATGTCTGTATGACTACAACGCCAGCATCGACGCAAAACGTAAATGGATTCGGGATGCCACGCCGTTGTTCGCGGCCTACGGCACGCCGCAGGCCATCTACAATTTCCTGGAAGGTTTCTTCGACAGCGTAGAGGTGGAGGAAAACTGGCAGTATGGCGGAGATGCATTCCATTTCCGTGTGACCGTATCGGGCAAATGGACAGATGCCAACGAGGCGTGGGCGCGCATGGCGATTGCAGCGGCCAAGAACGTGCGAAGCGTTCTGGACAGTTTGGCCGTGGGCACAAGCGCCGTTATTGTCGTACACGGTGAAGGAAAGGTGCTTGCCAAATTCCCTTACGTCATGACTGGCCCGGATCGCCTTGCGGGCACCTGGCCGCAGGAAAATGTCATCGGCAAGATTACGAGCGGAAACGTTGCAATCGCCGCAAAGGATGCGCGACCCTATCCGTTTCCCTATCCGTTGGCTGGAACCAAGCCCCAAGAGAACACCATTGGCAGAGCCGTTTCGAGCGCCGTTATTGCCAGCCATGCCGCCGAGGGACATGTTTTCCCATATCCTGCGGCGAGCGAAAACACTAAAAGCGGCACCATCCCGCAGGAAAACACGCAGGGTATAATCGCCAAAGCGGATGCCGCCGCCCAATCTGACGGAAAGGCCACGGCCTTTTCATATGCACCGTGCGCAAGCGAGAAGCTATGCGGCGATGACGCACTTTAAGGGAAGGAGGAACCCGAATGCTGACGACCAACGCCCTCAACTCGCTGCGCAATCACCTGAAAAACAGCATTGCGTATGCCAAGTACAAAGTCGGCAGCACCTATTATACGGCTCAAATCGAAACTGCCGAGGTGCTTGCTGACGGTCGGATTGCCGTAACCTTTATCATCGACCATACCGTTGCGGGCAATATCACCGTAACGGAGGTGCAGCTTTACGACCACAGCGGCGTGCTGTGGGCAAGCAAAGCCGAGAGCATCACGCGGAAGGATGCCCAGGAAGGTATACTGTACCGCTTCCGCTTCACCATTCAGGAAGAATAGAAGGGAGGGATGACGCATGGCTTACAAACGCACAAATTGGAAGGATCACGTTGTTGAACGCCCCCGGACGTATACCGAGGCGGCCAATAGCGACGGCAGCAAGACCTTTACACCGGCCCCCGGCGAGGTATTGCAGCAGGGAACCCCGCAGAGCGCGACCAACTTCAATAATCTTGAAGAAGGTATGCTGCATTTCTCCGTCGCTTTCGATTTGATGTTCAGCATCATGCAGGCGCAGACGCGCGAAATTACCACGCTCAAGGAGCAGGTTGCGGCGCTTGCGTCCACAGGCTCGTAATTCTGAAAAAGGAGGAACCGCATCATGGATAATGACGAGATCATGCAGGAGCCAATGCCTGACCCCACGCCGGAGCAGCGTGAGGAATGGGAAGCAGAGCGCAAGGCCTACGAAGAAAAAACTATGGGGCCTTATCGTGAAGCCGCGAAGCAGCGCGCCCAGAGCGCGGCGATTATCGCCGAGCATGACGAGCTGCTGGCTGACATGCTTTACGAAATGACCGTGAATGAAATTGGCGGAGAGGAGGAGCAGAGCGATGGCGTATAAACTGATGAAGCGCATTATTGCGCGGGACGTCAAAAACGGCACGCTGAACAGGGCCGCGACGATGGATAAACTGGACGCTTTCCTGGCTGCTGACCGGCTGACCACGGCGGAGTATCAGGAGCTTGTGGCGATGATGGGCGATGAATAAGATCATCGACAGCATCGCTTTTTTCATGCTCAATCGACAATATCAACATGATTTGAAAAGATTGGAGGGTATCGAAATGACTTACAAGCTGATGAAAAGGATTATCACCAAGGGCGGCTATGACCGCGAAAAAACGCTGCTCAAGCTGGATGTTTTTCTCATGGCCGACCGCATCACGGCGGAGGAATACCAGGAACTTGTGGAGCTGATGGGCGGTGGCGGCAATGAATAATTCGCCGCTGGAATTTCTGGCGCGTCAGTACGACAATGTAGTGAAGTATGATGCGCAGGGCAACCCCAGCATTTTTGTCAAATTCCCGAAAATGAAATCCAAAGACCTCGATTCTTCCCTGCCCGATCACACGCACCCGGCGTTCATCGTGAACGGCGTTGAACAGGATTATATCCTGCTGGGCAAGTACAAGGCCGCATCCCTGACAGGCAGCGGAAGCGACGGCGGCACGCTGTACAGCCTGCCGAATATGCCGCCTGCGCATAGTCGCAATGCAGACGCCTTTCTTGCGCAGCTTCGCGCGTTTGGTAGCGGCGTAAGCGGTATGACGGTTGCGGATCGCGGCTTCCTGCTCC